GGAAGACGAAGCGCAGCCGCTCATCGACAAGCTGACCAAGGAATACGAGAAGGCCATCGAAGCTGCTGAAGAGGAATTCGAGAAGCTCCCGATTGGCAGCCGTAAGAAGCTCAAAGAAGTCACGCGCAATGACCTCTTCTCCACCGAGTACGATAAGGACACGGAAGAGCCCACCGGCAACCTCATCTTCAAATTCAAGATGACCGCGAGCGGCAAGAACAAGAAGGGTGATGCGTGGACGCGGAAGCCCTCGGTGTTCGATGCTAAGGGCACGGTTCTGAAGAACGTTCCGAACATCTGGGGCGGCACAATCGGAAAGGTCTCGTTCCAAGCGAGCCCGTACTTTATTCCGGGCACGGGGGCAGCAGGCCTCAGCCTCCGCTTGCAGGCGGTGCAGGTTATCGACCTCGTATCTGAGGGTTCGCGCAGCGCATCGAGCTTCGGCTTTGGCGCAGAAGCTGGCTACGAAGCGAGCAGCGATGAAGAGTTCCCGGAAGAAACTGCAGGCAGCACGAAGGGTGCAGTAGACAGCGCGGACGATGACATCGAGTTTTAAGCGGTGCATCCGGTGTTCCGTTGAGAAGGCAAAGGGTGAGTTCTACGCTCACCCAATGATGAAGGACGGAACGCTGAACAAATGTAAGACCTGCTGCATCTCGGACGCACGCAAGGTGCGCCTCTCAAACCCAGAACGCCAACACGCTTGGCGAATCGACTGGGAAGCCAAGAACCCTGTGAGCTACGTCACCAAGCGCAGGCGCTGGGAAGCCTCGCAGGTCCCCAGTTGGTATGGGGAACTCGATGAGTTGGCGTGGGTAGAAGCACACGACCTCTCCGAGCGCCTAACGAAGCTCGCTGGAGCACGCTTCAGTGTTGACCACATCATCCCTGGGAAGGGAAAGAGTGTCCGAGGTCTCCACTGGCATAAGAACTGGAGAGTGATTCCGCAGGCCGCCAACTCCTCGAAGGGGGCTCGCCATGCCGCGTAACGCCTACGCAGTGCGCCACCTCGAAGCAGCCTATCGAAGTGGACTTGAGGAAGCGGTAGCGGACCAGTTGAAGCAAGCGGGAATCGAAGCGGCCTATGAGGAGGAGAAGATTCACTACGTCACTCCAGCGACTCCCCATAAGTACACTCCCGATTTCCGGCTTCCCAATGGTATCTACATCGAGACCAAGGGAAAATTTGAGACCGCAGACCGCAAGAAGCACCTCCTAGTAAAGGCACAGAACCCGGATTTAGACATCCGCTTTGTGTTCAGTCGCTCCAAATCAACCATCTCCAAGACCTCCAAGACAACTTACGCCATGTGGTGTGAGAAAAATGGATTCCTCTATTCCGATAAGTGGATTCCAGAGGCTTGGCTAAAGGAAATCAAATGAAAGCAGAAAGCACCAAGAACGGCAACATCAAGCTGACCCTCGATGCAGAGCAAGCGGGCCAACTCCTGAGCATCCTGTACGAAGCGTGCTTCTTGTCCAGCATCGGGAACATCTCGGAAGAGATTCACAGCACGGCGCACGACCTCTGGGAGGCTCTCGAATTCGTGGGTGTTGAACCCGCTGACTTGGACACGCTTCACTGATGGCCTCGCTGACCACTGAATCTGTGGTCTACATTGTTATCCACAGTTCAAATACAAAACCAAGGCAGAAAGTCAACAAGGCTTTCATCGAACGCCAGCATCGCCTTAAAGGGCGCCTGTGGGTCGGCTATCACTTCATCCTAGACCGCAAGGGGAACATCGAAACGGGCCGCTCACTGGACCAAATCGGTGCCCACGCTCCGGGATTCGATAGTCAATCCATCGGCATCTGCTTGGCTGGCGGTATGGACCAGGAAGGCAGCCCCGCAGACAACTTCACGAAGGACCAGCGGGAGAACCTTCTGACTCTCCTAACGTATCTCCACACGCAGTTCCCGCAGGCAATCGTAGTGGGGCATAGGGACCTCCCTAACGCCACCACAAGCTGCCCGCAGTTCTCGGTCAAGCAGTTCCTCCAGGAGTCTGGATATGTTCACCCGCTTTAAAGCATGGCTGAGCGAGGAGCTCCGCAAGCTGTTCGACCAGCCGTACATCCGCACTTCCTTCACCTACTAAGTCCTCTCTAGGCGGTCCCGATGCCCTCGCTGGGCAGGGATACACATATTCAAGGAGTTCCACTTGTCATTCATTCTCGTTTTGTTCCTGTACGCAGGCTCGTTTTCCAAGGGAGACAGCGTGGCCCTCACCAGTGTCCCCGGCTTTGCCACTGAGGCTGCCTGTATGGCTGCTGGCGATAAGTCGCAGGCCCTTGTAAAGAACACCCTTAAAGACGCTCGCTTCATCTGCGTTCAATCCAAATGAGCCGCCCCATCACTGAGCGTGAGGGTCTCTTCATCGTAGCCCTCGTATGTGTCACCACAGCAGCGAACTTCGCGCTGTACTTCCACCTCATCTAAGGATCAGACCATGAGCAAGTCAGTCAGCAACAACGTGTTCAAGAAGAAATCGGGCATCCAGAACATCCAGGCTTATCTGGAGTCCGGCCGCAGCATCACCCCTCTGGAAGCCCTGAGCAACTTCGGCATCTTCCGGTTGGCTACGGCCATCGATACGCTCCGCAAGCGTGGTATGCCCATCGAAACGGAGATGAAGAAGGACCCGAACGGGAAGACCTATGCGCGCTATGTGCTGGGTGAAGAGAAGGTCGAAGCGGTGGTTCCGCAATTCAACGTGGGTGACCGCGTACTGGTCGTAGGCAACTACTACCCAGAACGAAAGGGCAAGACGGCTGCTGTGGTCAAAGTCTACACAGACGGTCCGTACCCCTGCCGTGCGCTGGTTGATGGGGAAGAGCGCGCCTCACTCTACCTCGCTGAAGAACTCACCCTGGCCCCCGCAGAGGCCCCCAAGAAGGAACTGAAGGTGGGCGCTCGGGTTCGCTCCCGCCTGAGTCTGGAAGAGGCGCTGGGAACGGTCATCAGCATCGACAGCTACGAGTGGCCTGTGCGGGTGGCGCTGGACAACCTGGACGGCGACGTGGGGCGCTTCGATGCCCATGAACTGGAGGTCATCTAATGACCACCCTCCGCACCGCATTCGAAGACGCCATTGAACTAACGGCCCCCACGGACCTCAGTGTGCGCATCTGGGAGGCCCTCCTGAAGAAGCCTAAGACATCCCGTGACACCCAACGCGGCTACTCGACCACCATCGGGTTCCGCACGTACAGCCAACTGAAGAACCAAGGGGTACTGGAATGACCAACTCCCAAGCTACATACATCTCCGAACTCGAAGACTCCATCGTTGAAGCGGAGTGGGAAGTAGAGGACCTGAAGGCATCCATCCGTGAAGCTGCGGAGGAAGGCGGGGATACCTGGATTTTCTCGCAGATGCTTGAGCACGCTGAGCAGACCCTTCACGCCCTTCAAGAGGACCTCGATGTGGCTGAAGAGGCCTACGACCGCTGATGACTGAAAGCGAGTTCCTCCAACATGAGCCGTGCCCTTCCTGTGGTAGCTCGGACGGGCTCGCTCGATACACCGATAACCACGCGTACTGCTTCGTCTGTAAGCACCGCGAGAGGGGCTCCGAAGATGGGGCTGTAGAACACACCCCAAGGAAGCCAATGGCAAAAGACCTGATTCTGGATGGAGAAGTAAAGGCCCTCAGCAAGCGCAAGCTCAGCGAGGAAACCTGTAGGAAGTTCGGGTACACCGTGGGGACCAGCAGTAAGGGCAACACGGTTCAACTGGCGCCGTACTTTGATGGGCAGCAGATGGTTGCCCAGAAGATGCGGGACGCTGACAAGAACTTTGTCACGCTCGGAGACTTCAAGAACGCTGGCCTCTTCGGTCAGCAACTCTGGAGGGATGGCGGCAAGAAGGTGGTGGTAACGGAAGGCGAGATTGACTGCATGACCGTCTCCCAGCTCCAAGGCAACAAGTGGCCTGTTGTCTCCGTACCTAATGGGGCACAGGGGGCCAAGAAGTCCCTGCAGAAGCACCTTGAGTGGCTTGAGCAGTTCGAGGAAATTGTGTTGCTGTTCGATATGGACGAACCGGGGCAAGCAGCGGTAGCCGAATGTGCCCCACTGTTCACTCCCGGCAAGTGCAAGGTGGCCAGCCTCCCGAACGGCTTCAAGGACCCGAACGAGATGCTGCTGGCAGGTAGGGGTTCCGAAGTCATCGATGCTGTATGGGGTGCCAAGACGTACCGCCCTGATGGCCTTGTGCGCATCGGGGACCTCCGCGAGAAGCTCCGCACCCCGGTGGTTATGGGCCTCCCCTGGTTCCTCCCCGAGCTCACTGAGTGGACCTACGGCCGCCGCTATGGGGAAATTTATGGGGTTGGTGCAGGTACTGGAGTAGGCAAGACCGACTTCCTCACCCAACAGATTGATTACGACATCAACGTACTCAAGCAGCGGGTGGGCACCATCTTCTTGGAGCAGCAGCCTGATGAAACAGTGCGGCGGGTGGCAGGGAAGATGTGCGGCAAGCGGTTTCACGTACCCAACGCTGGGTGGACGCAGGAGGAACTAGATGAGGCCGCTGACAAGCTGGAGCACGAAGACCTGCTGCTTCTATACGACTCCTTTGGGGAGACCGAGTGGGATGTTGTGAAGGCCAAGGTGCGGTTCATGGCTGTCTCCGATGGCATCCGCATTATCTACATCGACCACCTCACGGCGATGGCGGACACCGCTGATGAGAAGGGCAGCCTTGAGCAGATCATGAAAGAGATGGCAGGGCTCGCTAAGGAGCTCAACATCATCATCATCTTCGTGTCCCACTTGACCACCCCCGAGAAGGGCAAGAGCCACGAGGAAGGTGGCCGGGTAACCATCCGCCACTTCAAGGGCTCCCGTGCAATTGGCTTCTGGGCGCACTACCTCTTCGGCCTAGAGCGCGACCAGCAGGCTGAGGAAGAGCGGCTCCAGCAGGTGACCACCCTCCGAGGACTCAAGGACCGCTACACAGGTCAGGCTACCGGGAAGGTCCTCTACTTAGGGTACACGGCCGAGACTGGCATGTTATTCCCGATTGATGGCAACCCATTCGAAGACGAGACCCAGGGCAAGAAGTCCCATTGGGACGAAGACGCACCTTTCTGAGCACCCTAGATGAAACAGAAGATTAGCCAGTGGACCGTGCGGCACCGTGAGCAAACCGTAGCGGGCCCGTGGACCACCCGCGCTATGGCTACTGCCCACATTGCGAAGGCGGTCCGTGACAACCCAGCCGTGAGCGTAGACCAGTACCAGATTGTGGAAGTGGTCTACCAACTCGAAGGCTTCAACTACTACCAACCGAAACTAGATTGAACTTCACATACAGCAAGAACGGCTTGGCACTCACGAAGCAATTCGAGGGGTGCAAGCTGACCGCGTATCAAGACTCAGTGGGTGTATGGACCATTGGCTACGGCCACACGGGCTCAATCGTCAACCGCATGGGAGTAGTTATCACCCAAGCACAGGCGGACTCCTTGCTCATGCAAGACATCGCTCGCTTTGAGGACGGAGTGAACAAGTTGGTTAAGGTTCCCCTCAACCAGAACCAGTTCGATGCCTTGGTGGACTTCTCGTTCAACCTCGGGCTGGGCAATCTGGGTAGCTCCACGCTGCTCAAGAAGCTCAACGCTGGGGACATCAAAGGGGCAGCGGAAGAGTTCCTGAGATGGGATAAGGCTGGCGGGAAGGTTCTCGCTGGGCTGACCAGACGCAGGAAAGCAGAGCGGGACTTGTTCCTGAGCTAAGTAACACACAAGCAAGTACACAAGGGCTGCCTTCGGGTGGCCCTTTTCATTTTCTAAAGCTACTCGATAGGGAGAGCGTATGCGATTCGATGACAACCCGCTGGAGATGACTCCGCGTGAAGCATGGCTGGAAATGCAGTACCTGAAGCTGAAGGGCGAGAACGAGTACCTGAAGCAAGCGAGTGGGCAGCGTTACAGCATGGCCGAGCCCCCTGAGACTCTGTATATGGACCGCAACATCCGTGTACTGCAACTGGCTGCCGAGTGCCGAGCAGTTAACGATGTCCAGCGGGATGGCCTCCACGTGATGGTCCGCAGCAACACAACCGAATTCGGGGAGACAAGCCTAAAGTACTTCGTCTCTAACATGGCCCTGTACACAGCGCGGGACCGGGCAGCGGTAATGACTGACATGCACAAGAAGGTGGTCTTTGATATTGGCCGCCATCTCTGGGATGTCAAATGAGGTTCATCGCTGACATCGAATCGAATGGGTTCCTGGACAAGGTAACCACCATTCATTGCTTGGTCCTCAAGGACCTCGACACAAGACAACATCACCGCTTCAACCACCTGCATGGGGGCCGCAGCATCGAAGAGGGCCTCGCCCTGCTGCAGAAGGCGGACCTCGTGGTGGGTCACAATTGGATTTCGTTTGACTACCCGGTTATCCAGAAGCTCTACCCCGGGTTCACTCTGGATGAATCCAAGGTCCTCGATACGCTGGTAATGGCCCGCCTCATCTACCCGGACCTCTGGGACATCGATACGGCCCTCTACGAGAAGGGCAAGCTCCCCGGCAATCTCCGTAAGCGCCAATCGTTGGAGGCCTGGGGTCACCGTCTGGGGCTCCATAAGGGGGACTACTCGGCTGAGATGAAGGCTAAGGGCTTGGACCCGTGGGAGTGCTGGAACATGCCGATGGAGGACTACTGCTGTGGCGATACGGATGTAACCGAGGCCCTGTTCAAGAAGCTGGAGGGGAAGAACTATTCCCAGATGGCTATCGAACTGGAGCATCAGGTGGCCTGGATCATCACCGCACAGGAGCGCCGTGGGTTCTCTTTCGACAAGGACGGGGCCGCCAAGCTGCTGGCTACGTTGGTCAAGGAGAAGCTCAAGATGGAAGAGGAGCTCACCGAAGTCTTCAAGCCAATGTGGATGCGCGATGGCAAGGTGTTCATCCCGAAGCGTGCTGACAAGAAGCGGGGCTATGAGCCGGATGTTCCCTTCCAGAAGATCAAGCTCACCGAGTTCAACCCCACGAGCCGGGACCACATCGCTCTCTGGCTGAAGCGCCTCTACGGATGGAAGCCGCTGGAGTTCGGTAAGGACGGGAAGCCCACGGTTGACGAAGAGGTCCTAGCAAAGCTGCCCTACAAGGAAGCTGAGGTGCTCCAACGCTACCTGATGATTGGCAAGCGGCTGGGGCAGTTGGCTGAGGGCAAGGAAGCATGGCTCCGTCACGAGAAGAACGGGCGCATCCACGGGTCTGTGATGACAAACGGCGCGGTCACTGGTCGGGCCACCCACAGCAAGCCTAACGTGGCTCAAGTGCCTAGCGTAGGTGCTCCCTTCGGTGGCGAGAGCCGTGCCCTGTTCCGTGCAACCCCCGGCCTCAAGCTGGTGGGCACTGACCTCTCAGGTATCGAACTCCGCTGTTTGGCACACTACATGGCCCGCTGGGACGGTGGCGCCTACGGTGAGGTCCTGCTTAACGGGGACATCCACACGGCCAACCAAGAGGCTGCAGGGCTGCCCACACGGGCCAACGCCAAGACCTTCATCTACGGGTTCCTCTACGGGGCCGGTGTGGAGAAGATTGGGTCCATCGTGGGTAAAGGGCGCGCTGAAGGAACCAAGCTCCGCAACAAGTTCCTGGCCTCCCTCCCCGCTCTAAAGAGCCTCATCGATGCTGTGCAGGCCAAGGCCAAGTCTGCTGGGGTTCTCATTGGCCTTGATGGTCGGCAACTCCACGTCCGCTCTGCCCACTCCGCACTGAACACCCTACTCCAATCCGCTGGTGCCTTGGTCTCCAAGCGCTGGCTCGTTGAGGTTGACCTAGGGCTGAAGGCTGCGGGCATCCGGGACCGCGTACATCAGGTGGCCTGGATTCACGATGAGGTTCAGCTTGAGTGCCCCGAGGAACTCACTGAGGTGGTAGCCAAGATCACCACGGAGGCCGCTGCGAAAGCTGGAGAGTTCTTCAAGTTCCGCCTTCCGATTGCCGCTGAGGCTCAGATTGGCACCACATGGAAAGACGTTCACTAACCAAAGGAAACACACATGCTCCAATTCCCTGGACTGGAGGTGCTCACTGTCCTCGTGCGGAAGCACTTCACGAAGGCTGAGCCAGAAGTATCAGCAGACAACCGACTCACTGAAGTCATCCAGCGTGCTCAATCCGGGGGCTTCAGTCTCCAGAACGATTACGCACGGACCAACGCTCAGGTGGTGGCTATGGCTGCCTCCTGTGGGTACATCACGACCGAGCAGAAGCGTGGCTCGTTTGGCCGCAAGTGGCTGGCTACAAGGAAAGGTAAGGCTTACCTGGAGGTGAACTAATGGCAACCGTTAGAGAACTGAAGGCGTATCTGGAGACCATCCCAGAGGATGCAGAGGTGTTTGTGAACTGCAGGGACTACGGCGGATTCTCTTACATGAGCGCGCTCAACCTAGAGCCGTACTCAGGGAACGTGGACTTCAACACCGCACTGGGGACTGACCACCTCTACTTGGGGGAGCACTGATGTTCCCCCTCTCCGCAGTCCCAAGCCTCGCCAAGTACATCGGCGTTGCCCTCGTGGTCATCCTCTTGGGCTCCATCGGCTACTTCTCAGTCCACACCTACACCACCACAGTCCAACAGAACGGGCAGCTACAGGCCACCAACGTGACCCTGAAGGCTGACTCTGCGAAGGCTTCAAGTGCTACGGAAGTGGCCGTGAAGAAGCTCCAGCAGTTCGACACCATCATCCAAAAGAAGGCAACGAATGAACAACACCTCCAGCAAGACACTGCCCAGTTCGTCACCGAGCGAAAGCAGCTTGGTGTACAGAGCGTGGCTGTTGATGCTTGGGCTACCGCTCCTGTGCCTGCTGCTGTCATTAGCAGCCTGTGTGAGCGCACCGCAATCCGTAGCTCCGATTGTCACCGAGACCAAGACAGTCCAAATCCCGCAAGCACTGACCTCCCCCACTGAGCCCGCTATCTGCAGGCTGGAAACCAACGGGGACTTGGTGGACTGCATCAAGGCGTATGACAACCAATTGCTCTCGTGCAATGCCGATAAGGCGAGCATCGAAGAGTTCCAGAAGGAGCCTAAGTGATGGACGCAAGAGACATCTTGACCTACTTCGATGAAGACGGTGAGCACGATGAGCAGTATCTAGAGGCTGTGCAGGTGGGCGAATGGGAGGTGGACCACAAGTACGAATCCCAGTCTACGGTCTATCGGCACATCCCCAGCGGGCGTTACTTCGATGTCATCCAGACGCGCTCTGGCAGCTACTACTCTGACTATGAGTATCTGGATTCGGTAGTCTACGAAGTCCAGCCCGTGGAGTACAAGGCCATCAAATATGTGGTGGTCAAGTGACATCCGCTCAAGTCCTCGCATTCCACACCCAAGAACTCCTCGAAGCCCACCGCCAGTTGTCCTTGGCTGGCGTCATCACCCACCTCAACAGCCAGCCCCTGACCATCAGCCAACGCTGTGCAATCGCACGGGAAGCGCTGGTTGCCTGGGGTTCCACCAAGTCAGTCCTTACAAAGGCTATGCAATGAACCTGTTCGACCAATTCGAAGAAATCCTCAGCAAGCTCAAGGACGCTGGGATCACGGGAGCCCTCATCGCGGGGGGTGCCTGCCGTGACCACATCCTGGGCCGCCCTGTGAAGGATATTGATGTCTTCGTGCCCTCGCAGCCGAACATCGATGTGAAGCTGGCGAAAGCCTTTGGGGCCTTCAACGTGAGCCCTATCATCGCCGCAGAGTACGCAGGTGCTGGTGGTGAGGTAGAGCACGTCTACGAGATTCAAGAGGAAGACGCGGACCCCTTCGCTCCTCATCCGCTGGAGCATGTGCCCGTTCAGGTTATCGTACTGGCCCCCGGGCTGGACCCGATTGAACGCGCTAAGTGCCATGACTTTGGCATCTGCCAAGCGTGGTATCTGGGAAGCCGCTTGTTTGACGTGACCGAAGCGTTCCACTTGGACATGCGAAACAGGACGTTCACGCTTGTTCACTGCGAGGACTCCACCCAACTGGGGAGGTCGATGCGCAGATGGGCACGGTTCAAGGAGCGCTTCCCAGGCTTCTCGCTGCGCCTCACGGGGCCGTTCCGTTATTGGCAGAGCGTCTACGCATGAAGACCACCCTCCTGATTGACGCGGACATTGTGGCCTTCAAGATTGCCTCCACAGCACAGAAGACCCACAAGTTCCTCGATGATGAAACCGGGGACATCATTGAGTGCGTGGACTTTGATGACTGGGAAGAAGTAACGCCCCGCATCGATGCCCTCCTAGCTGAGTACCTGGAGCACACGAAGGCCGATGAGCTAATCATCTGCCTATCCTGCCCCACCGAGGAAGGCTGGCGCAAGGCCATCTACCCGGACTACAAGGCCAACCGGGATTACTCGAAGCGCCCTGTGTACCTGTCAGCGGTCAAG